ATATAATATAAATGAGTATAAGTTATTCAGCAATAACAAATAGAGGAAAAATAACCTTACCATCGGTTGATTCCTGGTCGACAAACATGAACATATTAAAAGATCCTCCTAAATCCATAACTACTCGAAGAGTCGATAGAGTCGGGCAAACTTCTGATATTACACAAATGATAGATGATAGCTCCAATAGGGTTTGTGAAGGCATCTTACAATACGCCAGAGGTGTTAATCCAATGGTATCAGTATCGTATAGTAACGAAGGTACTAATGGAGGACAGTACAAGAATCTACCATACGGAGGCGCACAGTCAGAAACAAGTCTTAACTTTGGACAGCGACAGGCATTCCTACCTTACAGAATCGGCGATTCGTTCCGTCCTCCTGTTGTTCCAGCTGCTCAGTTAATACCATTATCAAGAATGCCGAGAGTGTGGACAACTGCTTTTACACAGCCTGGGTTTGCTGATTTTTCAAAGAAAATGAAAAATTGTGATAGTCCAGATGATGTCAAAGAAGTTAAAAAAGATATTATAACAACAAGTGTTAAACCAACTGGTGTATACAAGATTTCGAGGCCTTTGGAGAAGCCTTTTGAAGTTAAATATGTTGTTAAACCGATTGTTAACATGCCTTATAATACACAGGTCAGTGGTAGTGATCGTACAGTTCAAAATGTGTTGGAACCTAATAAAGAAATAAATAGAAATACAATCTATGCTTTTGGACAATCAAATATAAATGATAATACAAAATTTGTAAACAATAATGATATGGATACCGATAGATATATTCAAGATATAAATAATTATTCTCATTTCAGTAACAAAGGGTCTGATAATATTCAATTTATGTCTATCGATGATCTTGCTGGATTGATAGATATCAAGGATAAAGATCTTCTTAACATTAATTGTGGCACTCAAAAGACTGGCAGCTACACAAAAAATGATTATATTCACGACGATGTTGATCTAGAAAGAAACATCCCAGTATATAACGCATTTAGTAATAATAAAGGTGATGAGAAGGTTTCTTATATTCATGAAGACATTTACCTAGATAGGAACTTACCAGAGTACAACGCAGCTACTAATTTAAAAGAGAAATATCAAAAGACTCTTGAACATGAATATATACAAGAGTTAACTAGAAACATGCCTTTAGCCAATGCGAACACAAACCAAAGAACGAGTGGTGAATCGAATATATCTTCTACACAATTTAGGCTAAACCAAAAAATACATGCTGGTGGATTCAATGGCAAGGGTAAGATACCAACCCTAAATAGAATGCAGAATGTTAGAGAAGCACCAGAATCAGAAAGAACGAAGATGTTGAAAAATGTGAACAATCAATTCGAAGGGAGGTATCAATCAAATAAATTCCCGAATAATTTTTAACCACATGGAAAAAATTGATTTTATTTCAGTGTTTTTAGGTATATATCAGATACTATGCCGTCAGTTATTTTTAACAGCTACACGTTTTCAAAGGTTTTTGACAGTCTTTCTGCGTCCTATGCGGTCAATGATGTACCAGAACATATTGAGATGACCAAGGATTTTGATGATTGCTCACCTCATCTTTATAACATGTATTCAATCATTGGCGGATATTTTAGGACTGAGAAGATAAACGTGAAAAAGATGGGTAAGACGTGGGATGAAGTTCAAACGTATATAGACGATTATCATTCGTCTCGCTTCGCTGGTACTCTATCTCAATATCTGAAGAAAGTTATAGTCAAGATTCCATTCGACTATGACACGCTGAAGACTATCAGCAGACCTTCAGATGTTCTGAGAGTTACGGATGATGCATTTGTAATCAAGGATTGTATCGCTAATGTGAGATTAGCATATAACAGCCTAAAGTTTAGGGAAAATGAGAAATTAACAACGTCATCTCCAGTCATTACTTGGGTTACAGATTCTGAAGAAAGAGCTCTTGTACAGACTTGGGAGAAGAGCTGTCTTGATCCAGTTTGTCACGATAAAACTTGTTGTTATAATAAGAAGGCTGCCAGAAAGATCAGCTACAATGTTTCGTTATTGAGATCAAGTTGTAGAAGTTATGGAGCACTGGTAGAACCAGGAAACTTAATTTGGATTGCAAGATTGATCGCCATATTGGAACAAGCACTTGCTGTTATCAACTGCACACCTCCGGCAAGTCCGTCAAAGAATAATTTAGTAATGTTAACAGTTTAAATAAATACATATAATTTTTTAACCTATATAAGGTTATAAAATTCAAATGAAAGTACTTTGCCATTGTTTTTCTGCAATGCGCACAGGATGTGTTTCTAGATTTCCTATTTTATGATATTTTCTAATTTCATTCTCATAATAATTTTTTATTTTTGGAAGAGCATTATCCCACCACTCATCATCCCTCTCAATTTTTATATAATATAATTTTGCATTGTTTTCGTCCCCGTCCGGTCTTATATAATACTCAACATAATAAGCAAACCTACACCCCGTCATATTCATATATACTTGACACTGACTCCAGTAATGCTTTGGAATATTTTCTTCTGTTAATTCATTTTTTCTATCTTCTTTCAAGGGGCATTTAATTTCCAATACACACCAAACTCTATTTCTTTTTCTTTTGCGAGATGTATCAGATATTTTTTCATAAACATCTTCCACAAAAAGACCATCGAGTCTACCAGAAATCCAGTTGTAATCAGGATGTTTAAAATTAATTTGATTATCATCCACCAAAACACTTTTTGTGTTTTCAAAAGCTTTTATCGCGATATTTTCAAATTTGTTACCATGTTCTGTAAATTTATTTCCAAAGAAGGGGTGTTTCTTTTCTATTTTTTGTTCAAGTAGATGGAATGCACTTTCATATGGATTGATTCCAAGAATGGTGGCAAAATCGCGCGCCGTTATATTTGGAACTTTAGACATTTTAAAATATTTTTTTTCTTTTAAATATAAAAATGGATACTATCTTTATTTCATTAATTTCTTTGGTTTGTGTTTGTTTCGTCACCGGGTGCGCTTGTAATATCTGTTGTCGATCAAACTTACATGATCGCCCTGAACAAGAAGAAGAAAAAAATAACGAAATAAGTCTTTAAATCTTATTTGCGATTTTAAAATAAATATTTAAAAATAAATTATAAAGAATAAATGTCTTCAATTGATTTTAATAATATCAAGATGGTAAAACAACCGGCTAATATGACAGCTGTTCTTTTTCCTCATCAACTTGCAAGTATCTACAATATGGAAAAATTGGAAATAAATAGCGTAATTGAAAAGAACGACCATGTTATACATACTAAAATAGGAGTCAATGCAGACTTAACTGGTTATGGGAAAACTCTATCTATGATTGGTCTCATTTTAAGAAATAAGATGATGTGGGATATGTCTATACCCTATGTTTTTGAAACTGTTTCGTCCGAAGCAAGAAATAGAATTAAACATTATTATACTAAACGGTTAGATAAGCTTGATACTAACTTAATTCTTGTTTCTCCTTCTATTGTACTTCAATGGGAAAATGAAATCAAAAAAACAAACTTAACCTACGCGATTATATCGAATAATAAATCAGTTGAAAGTGTGAAACCTGAAGATTATGATGTCTTGATTGTTACACCTACGATGTATAATAAACTTATTAATATATATTCAAAATATGCTTGGAAAAGGTTCATTTTTGATGAAGCAGCTCACATAAAAGTACCAGCTATGAGAGAAATACATGCTGGGTTTTATTGGTTCATAAGCGCCACCCCTTCAAGAATCCCACAATTCCACTCTAAAGGAAATTTAAGTTTTATGAAAGATATGTTTTATACCCATATTAGCTCCTTTGATGAGAAATATAAGGATATTATAGTACGCAACGACCCTGAATTTGTAAGAAGATCTTTTGAGATGCCACCAACCATTCATATATATCACGAAATTTATGATCCCATATATAAAAATTTTTGTAATAATGTTAGCCCACATATAAAAATGATGATAGAAGCAGGTAATATAGAAGATGCAATTACCGCATTAGGGGGTAATAAAACAAAGAATCTTGTGGATCTTATTAAACAACGCAAGTATGAAGAACTTGAAGAAATAGAATCCAAAATTAGAATTTACAGTATGCGTTCGGATGATAAAAAAATACTTGAATGGGTGGAAAAAAAGAATCATACATTAGTTCAAATCAAGGACATCGATGAAAAATTTAATAATATGCTTAATGAACCTTGCAATATTTGTTTTGAAAATATGACATCACCTGTTCTTGAAAAAAATTGCCAGAATTTATTTTGTGGAGAATGTTTATTAAAATGGATCGAAATTAAGCCTCATTGTCCTTTATGTAGAAGACAAATTAATGTATCAGATCTTACTTATATTGATACACAAACAAATACAACTTGTGAAAAAAAAGAAATTAAAAAGAAGATGACAAAGTTTGAAAAAATCGTGGAACTAGTAAAATCTAAACCAGATGGAAAATTCCTTATTTTTTCGAATTACGATAACTCTTTTTTGCCAATCTGCGATATCCTTTCGGAAAATGATATCCTATATGTTGAAATTAAAGGTAATATCAAGACTAGAGAGAGGAATTTGGAGGCTTTTAAGAGTGGTAAAGTCCCTGTTATTTTTATTAACTCAACTTTTAATTGTTCAGGTATCAATCTTGTAGAATCAACAGATATTATTTTGTGCCACGATATGGAAAAAAGTGTCGAGAATCAGATTATTGGAAGGTCGAATAGAATTGGAAGAACTGAATCAGTTTTAGTTCATCATTTTAAAATTGTTTAGATTTTTAAATAGTATTATTTAAAAAATTATTTACGGGAACGTGCGACTTTACTCTTACGTGCGACTTTACTCTTACGGGTGACTTTACTCTTATGGGTCACTTTACTCTTACGCGACTTAAAATTAAAACGAAAAGGAATTTTTTTTAAAGAACGATTAACAATTTCAATGGTTGATATTTTTAAATCTATTCTTTTAGAATGTAATGCTTCATAAATTAATTTCAAACATAATTCTATAATTTCATCATTTTTTTCACTTATTCCACGTTTGAGTTCGCAAATAACTACCAAACGGTTTAATTCATAATCTAGACTATCTCTAGACAATAATGGTTCTTTATCTTTACAATAATCTCCTCCAGTACATAATCCGCCATTATCAAAATTCTTATTTCGCATTTTATTTAAATAAATATAAAAAAAATCTTATAATATACAACACCGCCCCTTCATAACATAACATCTTGGCGGCTTATTGTCTTGTGATTCGTTCAAAGATAAATATTCAACTACAACATCATCTTCCTCTTTTTTAAAAGATGTTAATATCCTACTCAATTCTATATTATAATTATCCAACTCTTTATTTCTTATCCTTAATGTGCTATTTATTTCTACATACTCACTCAAATCTACATATAATTTTTTCAATTCTTCATCTTGTTCTTTTATTTTGTTTTTTAACTGAGCCTCATTATTCGCCGGTTTTATATTTTTATTTTTTGCATCATTTTTCAATTTTTCAATCTCTTGTGCTTTCTTAAAATTATCATCTTCTAAATCAAGTACAAGATTGTTTAATTTTTCGTTTTTTACCTGTAAAGATTTAATAATTTCTTCAGTATCGTTTTTATTCTTTGTAACGCTGTTTTCTAAAATATAGATAGTATTATCAGCCTCATTTAAATTATCTGTCAATATCTTTATCTTAGCTTCCAATTTCTTGTACAGAGAAGATTCTTTTATCTCATCATCAGTCATTATGTTTTTGTATAGTTGCAATATACTTTTATATTAATTTAAAACTAAATTAATATTATATAAAAATCAAATGGGAGGTAGTCTTAAAGAATCTGAAATTACTTACATACAACAAGTTGATCCTAAGTACAAAAATATTAAAAACTTTGTAGAAACTGGTACATACAAGGCTGATTCTACTGTTATTGCGGCAAAGCATTTTGAAAATGTATACACGATTGAAATCTTTGAGCGGCTATATGAAGAAAGTAAGGCGCGCGCCGAGAGGGAAGGTATTACAAATATCACTTTTTATCTGGGGGACAGCTTAGATAAGTTGAAGGAGATCACTCCGAAGGTCTTGGATGGCGCTGTGTTCTTTATTGATGCGCACATTTCCGGAAGTGATAGTGGTTGGAATGGAACAACACGTGTGCCAATTTTTGAGGAGTTGGATATCATTTTATCGGATTCGTCATTAGGCCCAAGCGTCTTTATAGTAGATGATTTGCGACTTTGGAAGAGTATCAAGGCATGGGATTGGGCGCATATTACAAACGAATCGATTGTCCAAAAATTCAAGGATAAGAATATCAAAGTGGGTTCATATTTTGAGAAGAGCGATCGATTTTATGTTTTTACTAATTAATTGTTATATAAAATAATTTTTATTTTATATATTTACTGAGTAATAATTGGGTAGTCATGAGTTTGTTTAAAAATAAAATCATATTGTTGGTTATTTATATTTTTATTAACTTCAAGTACAAATGAAAAATATTTGGAGTTTAATGGAGCTACCATAATAATTTGATTCGCCATTGATATTATATCTCTCTCACCGTTGGATTGCGGAGAATTAATAAATATTCTAAAAAATTGAGGGTTCATACTACTAGCTTTTGTAGATAGTCTTATAAAATCGGTGGTAATATTTTGTTTATTTGCTTCAATAGATAACTGATTAGTAGCGGTTTGTCCATCCTGTATATTTGCATCTCTAGAAGCTTCGAATGTCGGATAACTTTTATAAAAATATTCATATTTATAAACACCGTTGGTATTTTGTATTTGTTGAGAATATACAATGTTCAAATTTAATTTTAAAGGTACAGTAGTTCCCGAAGCTGCACCGACTTCGACTCCGCAAATTCGCAAAATAGGATTTACCTTGCTGATTAGTTGTTTTTTTGTAATACCTAATACAAAGTCAGTTGCTTTATCTTTAGTAGCGAAGGAAACGTATGTGGGAAAAGGTATATAGGTTGGTATAGCCGTAGATATCGCGCCATTTTTGGGTACGCATCCAACCTCTGCAAGAATGGTTTTTTGATCGCTATCATAATAAATTGCTGCAATATTTGAAACGTTTCCAGTGATACCGGTAGCATTGATTATTCCTTTATCTGTGGTAGATATAGTCCACCCCAAATTAGTGGGAGCCTTTGTATATTTTGATAAAGCTGAATTGCAATTATTAAGCTTATTGATTTTATCTCTGCATATCCAATTGATTATAGGCCCCTGACCAGGTGTCGTTGAAGAATCAGAGTAACATAATTGATTTGTTTTTGCAACTACATAGAATCCTACAGCACCTATTATAACTCCAAGTACAACACCAAGAAGAATTCTGCTATTTGATTGAGTTTTCATTTATAATATAAAATAAATTTATTTTATATTAAATAATTTGTTTTGTAATAGGTTGTAAAAAAATGGTAGTAAATTGGTCATCGGTTATATTTTTATCGATTATAAACAAAGCTGCTGAAATAAAAGGATTAACAATAATTATATTCGCAATTATCTGTTCTGCAAATGATATATAACTATCTTTTTCTATAAATATCCTTAAAAAATAAGATTTACCAGCATCTTTGGGTTTAATATCGGTCAATACATCTTGGTTATGATCACCAGGTTGGATTTGTAAAGTTTTACTCAGAACATCTTCTATCATATCATTTTTAAGTTTGGCATCCTGAAGATTTAGATAGCCTCTAGTTTTAAATGAATACGAAGGTTGATAATAAGTAATGTTTAAATTTAATGTTAGAAAATTATTATTGGATGTGTCAGTTCCGAAAATTTTTACAGTAGGATACACGGTGCTAAATATATATTTTTTCGTGATCGCCTGTATAGTATAATTTAATAAAGGGTCTTTAATTGCAAATGCAACTGATGCAGGGAAAGGTATATCGACAGGTATAGTAGTTGTTATTTGTCCACCTATATGTGTGCAATTTATTTCTACTACAATGGTTCCAACACTATCATAATAAATGGCTGCGACATTTGAAATACTTTCATTAATACCTGTAACGGTGATATTTCCGGATGTATCATTTGAAATTTGCCAATTAATTATAAATGGTTTATTTGTGTATCTTTGTAAAGATGCATTGCAAATTTCGAGTTTAGTAATTTTATCTAGGCATAACCAAGTAAGAATAGGGTTTTTAGGAATCTGTCCGCGTTGAGCAGTTGACGTGTTCGTATCTTTATAACACAACTTATTTGTTTTTGCGATGACATAGAAGCCTACAGCACCGATGATGACTCCAAGAATAACACCTAAAATGGTTTTAAAATTTGCTGGAATTTTCATTTATAATATAAAATAATTTTTATTTTATAATTTATTTGCAAATACAGCGGTGCCTAAACATCCGTTATTTGGATATCCGTACCAGTCAGTAAAAAGAGTTACAACATAGAACCCTGTATCGTTATAAAAATTAGGCCTACAGTTAGGTACAGCAGATGACTTATTTACGCTACCTAAAATAAATTTATTGTCATATACCGTTCTAGTATTTTGAATTAATATTTTAACAATGTATTCATTTTTTTGAACCAAATCCAAGAATTCTAAATCAGGTTTAACATATATTATTGGAACGCGATGTTGAGCGGTACCTAAAATAACATCCCATCTATATATAGGAAGGGTAATAACTTGTTGTTTCATAGTAGGTGGATAGGTAGGCATCATAGTTGGTTCCATAGTAGGCATCATAGTAGGTTCCATAGTAGGCATCATAGTTGGTGGATATGTAGGCATCATAGTAGGTTCCATAGTAGGCATCATAGTTGGTGGATATGTAGGCATCATAGTAGGCTCCATAGTAGGCATCATGGTTGGCGGATATGTAGGCATCATAGTAGGCATCATGGTTGGTTGATATGTAGGCATCATAGTAGGTTCCATAGTAGGCATCATAGTAGGTTCCATAGTAGGCATCATAGTAGGTTCCATAGTAGGTTCCATAGTTGGCATCATAGTAGGTGCATATGTAGGCATCATAGTAGGTGCATATGTAGGCATCATATTAGGTTCCATAGTAGGCATCATAGTTGGTGGATATGTAGGCATCATATTAGGTTCCATAGTTGGCATCATAGTTGGTGGATATGTACTCATTATTTTATTTATACATTAATTTTTTTAATTTAAAATTATTTAAAAATAATAAAATTATAAATAAAATGAATAACATCCAGGGATTAGTAACTGAGTTAAAACAGTTAAACGTTGAAATTAAAAGATTGTCAAAGAAAACATCTGAACTTCGAAAGCAAAGTAAGGCTGTAGAGTCTCAAATTGTTGAATATCTAAAGCATAAGGAACAACCCGGTTTAAAATATAATGATACCGCTATTATTTTAGAAACAAAATCAGCTAGAAGCACAAAAAAGAAGGCTGATATGGAGTCCGACGCGATTGAGATTTTAGAAAGGCATGGAATTGATAATGCGGATAGTGTACTAAAAGAGATTTTAGATGCTAGAAAAGGGGACGAAATTGAAAAACAAAAAATTAAACTCAAGCCTATAAAAAAGTTTTAGTATTTTTAAATTTGAATTTAAAAATAAAAAAATCAAATATTAAATAGCAATATGACGACGACTACATCTTTGTACCAACTAGAACCCGACTATTATGACTCGATTGAAGAGTGCAATACAAAGAATAGTTTTAATACCAATCCAAGATATAAAAACTTCAGACAAAAACATTTTACTGCAGGTGACGAAGAACAATTCGACCAATACAGGTATGACAGGAATTCATCCAATAAAGAAGTTGAAATTGATCCTGAAAATATATTTAAAAACGAACTTACTGTCGAGATTTCTCCTTTATATAAAAATGTCGAAGCCACGGGCGTGCTTGATACATTCAAATATATCTTTTATAAATTTAAAAAAGGTATATTTGTAAAGATAGTGGATAATCAATTAAAGGTATTTCTGCCTTTTTCGAACGTCAATTTTCAAAATGAGTGGGCTTCTCAAATAAAATTTAATCCAAAATATTATAATAAAGCTTACGGGAAGGATAAATTGATGTACAATTTTTTTAAATATATTACAGACTCTGAAGGATATACTTTTAATCGCCAAAAAATAAACTCAAACATTTCAAACTGGTATGGTAATAATTCTCTAATAAGATATGAATTTCCCATAAGTGAGAGTGATACCAATATCCCTATTATAAAGAATATACTCGATGAATTATGCGCTTCTCGAAAAGTGCCAGATATTGAATTTTTTATAAACAAAAGAGATTTTCCTATTATAACAGAAAATCATACTGAACCATACTATAATATATTCGACACAAAAACCCAGCCTTTGTTATCCCATAAATATGAAAAATATATCCCTATCTTATCAATGAGTAAGAGTGAAGGATTCGCTGATGTTATTATTCCAAATTACAATGATTGGTCAAGAATACAAATCAAGGAAGGTAAATGGTTTTCAAAATCTTGTATCAACAATGTCGAAGTCAATTGCGAAACAAAATGGGAAGATAAAAAACCAATTGCTGTTTTTCGCGGGTCATCTACTGGTTGTGGTGTTACAATCAATACAAATCAGAGGTTAAAAGCGGCTTATTTATCATATATCGACAAAGGAAAATTACTTGATGCGGGTATTACAAAATGGAATTTGCGTCCCAGAAAAATTATGGGTGAAAAATATTTACAAACCATAGATGTGAATTCACTACCTTTTAAACTGGTTGAACGTTTAACACCACAGCAACAGTGTAAATATAAATATGTACTACATATCGATGGTCATGTATCGGCTTTTCGTTTATCTTCGGAATTGAATATGGAATCAACTATATTAATGGTTGATTCAGAATGGAAACTGTGGTATAGTCATTTATTGAAACCTTTTGTACATTATATACCCATAAAGAACGATCTTTCTGATCTTCTTGAAAAAATAAGATGGTGTCGCAAAAATGATTCCAAGTGTAAAGAAATTGCCGCGAACGCAAAGCTTTTTTATAATAAATATCTTCAAAAAAATGGAGTTCTTGATTATCTACAGAAATTATTGATAGATATAAAGAAGCATACAGGTTCTTATTTATACAATTCTATAAAACCAATGGAAGTGCAAATCGATTTAGAATTAAAAAATATTTTAACACATCTTGATTTTCCAAATGTGATAAATAAAAGTATTAACACAGTCCCAAAAATCGATCGATGCTACGGTCTACTTAAAGGAGTTCATTATTTGGTTAATATGGTCAACTCATCTTTTTTAAGTACAGCCGAATATACAAATAAAATTTTCGAAAACAAGCTTGGTGTAGTTAATAAATATACACTTGCAAATTTTAATTTTGCCGTAAAAACTACAAAAGATACAGCAAAAACAAGGGAACATATACATGAGTCTTTCATCGGCCTCAATTGTATTAATAATATTGTGAAACATATTCCAAATTTCGTGTACAATTTCGGACTGATACGAGATGACGAAGCGTGTCATACAATAACTGAGTATATAGAAGGCTTAAATTTACTTGATTATATAAAAAGTAATGAATTCAATTTCAATGATTATCTTCTAATTACTTCACAGATTTGCCTGGCATTGCAAGTAGCTCAAAATAATTATAATTTTGTTCATAATGATGTAACGCCTTGGAATATAATGATAAAAAAACTAGACGACCCTGTCTTTGTAGAGTATGTTCTTGATTTCAAAACTGTTATAAAAATAAAGACACATATAGTGCCTATTCTTGTTGATTATGGAAAATCGAATGCGACGGTTGATAATATAAACTATGGTTTTATAAATATGTATAAGTTTAGTTCTTGTCAAGATATAATTTCGTATCTTGTAACAAGCTTGTTTCAAATAATCGTCGACAAGGGCGATGTAGTCGTACATGAAAAAATAATAAAATTAGCGAACTTCATTTCAGGTACGACTTATTGTAAAAACAAATTTAATTCTTTTAAAGATATTACAACCTTCTGTTATAATGCAAAGAAATATTCGAACTTGATAAACTCAGATAAATATGAACTACAAACAATGACACCCCTAGATTTATTTTATTTTATTCAAACAGAAATTGAAAGTATACAGGTATCTAATTATAATTCTTTCATGAATAAAGGGGATGGAGAACAGGTTTTCAAATACATTTTAGCGAGTAATACCGAACAACAAGTCGATTCTTTTATAGACTGTTTTGATCAAATATTAAAAGCTCGAATTAAATATAGTTTCAATTTTTTGAATTATTATTATATTCAAGAATTCGAAAATAAGTTGAATACAGTTTATGAACATTTTGTCGCATTTAACACTCTGAAAATTGATAGATATAAATCAGTTTTAGATAAATTGTTCGAAACCACAATAAAAACTAAAGAATTATATACAATAGATGACAGTGATTTAGATTTAAAAATTGTCGAATACGATCAAAACATATTTCTATTACCAAAAAAAGTAAACGATCTCGTAGTTGATTTTAATGATAATAAATATATGCAGTACAAACAGGTTCTTGAATATATATTGTTGAGTGGTGGTTGTTATGCTTTACCACCTATCATAAAAAATGGTTACATAGAAAAGTTTAATAAACTGTTGAAAACTAAAAGTCTATTTAACCAGGCTAGTATGAAGACTTTGTTATATGTTTCAAAAATTATATACTCTAAATATTAAAGCACTATATACTTTAATATTTAAAACACAAATATAATTAAAAATAAAATAATTAAGATCACGCCACCTCCAATATAATATGCAATATAAGGATTTGAAGGTTGAGATCTTGTCCCTTCTCCGGATTCTTTTAAAGAAACATCAATATCTTTATTATATGCATATTTATAAAATTCCTGTGGTGTCATATCTCCACCTGGGTAATGCCTTTTATCTGATAAAGTTAATACGTCTAAAGGTGATAAACGTGAATTTTGAGGTATACTTACGTTGTTTTGAGTTAGTTCTGATGGTACCCAATAAATCATTATTGATAATGGATCAAACTGAGATCCTGTAATATTTTCTATCTGTTCCATTGAAAGTATATTACTGTCTATTCTTGAAAAATCCCAATTATTGGGAGGTCCAGAATAATACTCATAAACTGCCTGCTTATTCCATCTAATAGGATTATCAATAGGGTTCTGGTGTTCGTGTATAAGACCCAGCGCATGTCCAAATTCATGTAATACAGTTGCTACATTAAACCAACCAAGATTCATTGAAATATTATATTTTAAACTTTCAGTTCCTAAATAAGACCAGGATTGGTTAGGTTTAAATGAAACTTTGACATCGTACGGAAGACTATTGTCGAAGATAAATTTAACACCACAAAATTTATTATATGTTTCGTTAAGTATTTTTTTAATACCTTCTTTGATATCAACGTTTTGTTGTTTGTCAAATTCTATTTGTAGTGGATCAAATTCCTGTATATCCCCGTTAAGGTCTGTATATGTACTTACCCCTCCGTAATTTTCAATTTCTATATCTTTTGCAGATGCATCATCCTCGATAAAACCAACATTTATGAATTTTTTATCAGATGGCCATAGAAAAGAAGTACGCAAAGCCGATCTTAACATATTTTTATCACTATTATCTTTCGCAACTCTCAAAATATACAATAATTTTTCTATCTCTGTACTAAATTTTTGTGTACATAATTTTGGTTTTGATCTATATATTACACAATTATCAATGTCTTTATTCATTCTTATACACGAACTCATTTATTAATAAATAAAAAAAATTATCTTAATAATGTTGTTTTTAAAATTTCTGAAGTAGTAGGCTCTAGTGTTGTCGGTGCTAGTGTTGTCGGTGCTAGTGTCGTCGGTTCTAGCGTTGTCGGCGATAGTGTTGTCGGTGCTAGTGTTGTCAGTGTGGTCGCAAGTGTAGTTGCGATTGTAGTTGCGATTGTAGTTGCGAGTGTAGTTGCGAGTGTCTTTGATAGTGTCGTTCGGAGTGTTGTTACGATTGTAGTAGTTGTGCTTAGTGGGATAGTAGTTAGCACTGGTGGTAAGGTAGTATTTTGTGGTAATGTACTATTTTGCGAATCGATTACATAAACAATCAAATAATAAATTCCTGTGATTACGCCACCTGTTACAGCAAAAGTTAATAAAGACGTTGTATAATTTTTACATCTTTCATAATTTTTGTACTTATTCATTTATTTTATAAAGTTTTTAATATTTTTAAACTATTAAGTATTTAAAAATATAAATGGTTATGGGCTTAAGGGAAAGAAGTAAATTGAACATCTCTACCGGCTGCTGAATACGCACCTTGATATTGATTATTCATATTCACCTTATTAAAATAACTCTTCATATTTACCCCACCCAAAGCACTTTGACCACCTGAAGAAGCTTGATAAATAAGACTTGCTGTATCCTTGGCACTGTCGTTGTTGATACCTCCCATAACCGCAAGAGCTCCTGGGTTAAGATCAATATTGGGAGTTACTGAAGGTCTGAACCATCCAGTTTCATGGGGGATGATAGCCAAATCTCCTCTGATGTAGTCAGAGTTGGCAAAAAGCCTTGATTTAGGCATAGCATACATAGGCCTATCATAAACAATAGAATTGATTTCCTGTCCGGATGAAGTCATAGTTGTCATATCTCCTACTGGAAGTTCATTTCCAGCATCAGGAAATTGTGAATATACCTCGTTGGCAACTTGATTATAATTACCATCAGCGTAACCAGCAGGTGAGATAGGGGTTGAAGTTCTGAAATCACTTGGGCAAGGAGCACCTCCCTTTCCACAGCCAACTACAGTACATCCACCTGAACAATTTCCCTGACAAGGATAATTCTCAACTACAGGTTGTCTGAAATTTTCTCTGGTTCCAGGAGATCTGTAGTAATTTGAAGATGCCATAGAACCGAAATCTAAAGGCCCGGCAGGTACCGCTTGATTTTGATAATTAGGCATGTTGTATGAGATATTGGCGCCATACTGAGTATTAGAGAATCTAGGGCTTAACATAGCTTGATAAGTACCAGGGATACTGAAAAAATCGCCTTTATTGGCACCTTGCATGGAGCCACCAGCGGATGAACTAGCATATTGTTTTTGAGCAGGCTTGGCAACCAAATCAGCTCTTGTTGTAACTCTTGGTAGAGATCCCCACCAATGCTCAGTTGTTTTCTCATCATCATTAATCTTTTTAATCATAGCAATAGAAGCAACTAGTCCTAGTAGAGTAGCAATTAATTTTCCGTCTAACATTTTTATTAAAGAAGATATTATTTTTTTTATTTTTTTTATTTTATATTTAATTGCATTTAAAAAAATTTTTGATATTAATAAATGAATTTGATAATACCTATAGGCGGTAAAGGTGAAAGATTTAAAAATAATTATATTCACCCTAAACCTTTTATAAATATCTATGGACATTCAATGATTTTTTGGTTAATTGATAATCTAAACCTAACAAAAGACGACAACGTATATATTGGGATAATGGAAGATATATGCGATGAATTTGGTCTTGAATTCAAATTAACGAAAGAATACCCTGATTTGTCTTTTAAAATAGTTAAGTTAATATATCAAACAAGAGGTCCTGTTGAAACATTGTTTACTATTCTTCAAACCTTTTCAGATAAAGAACTTGACAAACCCGTATTATCTTTAGACTGCGATACTCTTTATTTTGATGATATCATAAACAAGTTTAAAATAAATAATAGCTCTTGTTCTTTTTATTTTGATGCTACTACAAAACCTGAAATATTTTCTTATTTAAAACTGGAAGCTGCTAGAATACTTGATATACAAGAGAAAAAATGGTTTAAAGACTCCGCAAAATACGGAAATACAGGTGCTTACGGGTTCAAAAATGGTCGCTTATTAAAAAAATATTGTATCGATTTATTAGATTCCGATGAACGTGTCAATAATGAATTTTATATTTCACAGATAATCAAGAATATGATAAAAGACGGCGAGTTATTTAGGGGTATTAATGTAGAACATTTTAGATGTACAGGTACCCCCGACCAATTAAATTTATTTTTAAAGGAAATCGAGAATGGAAAATTCAAATGCAATAAAATAAAAAGATTCTGTTTTGATCTTGATAATACTTTAGTAACATATCCTGAAATAATCGGCGACTACACTACTGTAAAACCAAAAAAAGAAAATATAGATACCGTCAGAAAGTTAAAACGTTTAGGTCATCATATAATAATCCACACAGCTAGAAGAATGAGAACGCATCATGGAGATGTGAAAGCTGTCGAAGCTGAAATAAAAGAATTGACAATCGAAACATTGAAAGAATTTGATATTCCCTATGATGAATTATATTTTGGAAAACCGTACGCGGACTTATATATTGATGATCTTGCTTTTAATGCTTTAGTGAATGTAGAAAATAATATCGGGGTGTACAAGAAAAATAAAGTAAATATCATAGAACCAAGGAAATGGAATATTATTATTGATAAAGGTAAAACTATTATAAAACAATCTGTGTCCGAATCATTTCAAGGAGAAGTGCATTTTTATAAAAAACTTTATCCATCATTAAAAAAATATTTCCCAAAAATTATTAACATAAGCGGTGATACAATTGAAATGGAAAAGATTAATGGTATTGTGTTTTCTGAATTACTTGTTTCAAAAACTCTTACCGGATACCAACTTGTAAAAATGTTAGATGCTCTCAGTAATATACATGACGTCGATTCAGTTTCAAAAAATAGAAATATATACGATAACTACGCTTTGAAACTTAAGGAGCGAATGTTGAAACACAAAGACATCTATGCAAACCTTAACGGAAATATAGAATATTATGATGACCTTTTAGAAAAATTGAAGGTCTATGAGATGGATGGCAAAGGTATTTACAGCGCGGTGATACACGGCGATACTGTTTTTTCAAACATTATCTTAGATGATTCCAATAATATAAAGTTTATTGATCCTAGAGGTAAGTTGGGGGATGTGTTGACAATGGAGGGTGATATATGTTATGATTTAGGGAAGGTATTACAATCACTTCACGGATATGATTTTGTAATTATGAATAGGTACATACGAGATGTCGACAAGAAATATTTAGAATATCTGAGAAGTGTGTTTTATGATTGGGTAGCTCATAAATATCCTGATATAAAAAAAAAAGACTTGTTACTAATTTGTAAATCATTGTTATTTTCTTTAATACCCCTGCACTCTGAAAATCATTTACGATTTTTTGAAATATTAAAAGAAATTTAAAAAAATGTTTGTAATTATAAAAATGTCAGAAAAGTTTGCTATTTGTTTATACGGGCATGTAAGAACTTGGAATAATAAGTGTAAGGATTCACTTATTAAACATATCTTAGAACCCATTTATCCAGTTATTCCAGATATCTTTGTTCATACTTATGATAAGAATACGAATAGGGACGATAATACAATTTACTACACACAGAAACAAATCAAGGATATGTTGGTTTTTACTCTCAGTAATGGCACTGTTATTACTCCTAAGGTCGTTGTTATTCAATCAAATGATGAGGCTCAAACACAAAATAGAATTGAATCTGAACCATTATTCTCTCATGGGGATCCTGGCCAAACACCGAATACTTATGCGTTAGTAAAGAAGGTTTATATGTGCTACGAAGAAATGAAAAAATACGAGGATGAAAATAATTTTCAGTATGATTATGTAATGTATACTCGTTTTGATAACTTAATTACTGAGGGGCAATTTAGTCTTTCTCAATTAACGGATGGTAACACTTTATATAGTTATTATTCTGGTGCACCTGATCCGACAGATGAACTTATTTTTGTTATCAGAAATTCCAATGCTCATACTGCATTTATTTCAAGATTTCAAGATATTTTTAAGGTTCCATATGAACATTTGTGGATAGGAGCAGTTCCAACAAACTGCAGTCATCTCCTATTACGGTATACATGTGTGAAATGTCTTCCAGGTAGTTGGCCTTGGAATGCTATCGGACGAATGACAAAGCAAACAGAATATTAAATTTTTAAACCGAATACAGTTTAAAAATCAACTTGTCATTGCTGATAATTCATTACAAAAGCGACTGTTCATGTGCATATCCGCTATCTCATCCTGGATCTTTATTGTATTTTCTTTTAGGAATATCATCTTATCTTTGGTTGTTAGAAATTCATTCCGTTTTTCATCTTCTTCTTTTTTATAATTATTAATCTCATCATTGAAAAAATCATAAAGTGTATTCGTTTGTTCCTTAAGGACAGGTTGAATCATTTCTATTAATTTCAAAGCTTTTGGATCTTTGACTATATTACCATTTTTATCTTGGTATTTAAAAATCTGCCGCGATGTATCAAAACATCTGTAAACAAGAGTGCCATCTTCAAGAGTAATGATTTTGTCTTTGACGAATTTCGCAAGACCGTGAACACCTTCGAGGATGTGCACATCGTTGAAATTGCCAGTGATGATATTTGAAACATATTCATTTGTAAGATCGAAAGGAACTAAGTTTATTTTTGTGTTATTAGTTGTATTATTGTTAGTAGTTGTGGGTTTTTCTATTGCCTTAGTGCCCATGCGTTCAATTATTTTCTGTAATTCAGATATTTGCGCTTCCTGTTTTTCAAGTTGTTGTTCCTGTTTTTCCATTATAATATTTGCTTTAATTAATTCTTCTTTTAATAATTTATTTTCTTTATTCTTTTCAATACTTATATTTTTACAAGATTGTAAATGAGTAGTAAAACGCTGTTTAGTTGTAAGTATTTTATCACACGCGTCGCATTTAAAACTTTTTTTATGGCTGTTTAAATCTCCTTGTATTTTTAAACAATATTTAGCAGTTAATTTATGGTTATTTAAAGATGAATTACTAACGAAAGTTTTTTTGCAAAATTCACACTCCATTTATTATTATAAATATTATCTTTAAATAATTTAACAAAAATTAACAAAATCTGTTAAATTTTGTTAAATATTTAACAAAATTTGTTAAACGCAATTTTTTCAGTTTTCATACAATCTAAAAAAATGTAAAAAAAGATGCGAACAAAAAAAATTTTCAACAATTTTTGTGTGTGTGTGGACTTTTTTTGGAATCGACTTTTTTTGAAAACACTTTTTTGAAAAAGTCATTGCCGTCGCGCGCGCGACATCGCCGATGACTTTTTGTTTTTTTTTTCAAAATCTTTTTCAAAATAAAAATAAAAAATAATTTAGAAAAGTTTTAAAAATGAAAAGGTTTTCAAAAAGTCATCGGCGGCGGTAGCGCACACACTTTTTAAAACTATCATTGACAGCAAATCGATTTCCATCCTACATCATCATCAATACCATCTATATAATCATCGACCAACCTATAAAATAAAATATTAATTAATTTTATATCTTCCGGCTTAACTTGAAATAAAAGTGTATCTTCTTTCTTATTAAAATCGCAACTATCTTCAGTTTGATGCACATCAAGACAAATAAATATCTTTTTACTTCCGGAATAACATTTAATATCTATGTTCTTGATTTTAGTAAAATCTTTACTTTCTACATACCCGATAACGTTATACATTTTTATTTGAATAACTTAAATTTTTAAACTATTTATAAGTTTAAAAATTGATTTCTACCAAAATCCCATCATGATCCGATAACCATTTATCTTCCACCTTTTCATTTCCGATCACCCTGAAATCCTTTATTCTCAAATCATCCGAAACCCATACCTTATCATATTCATAACTATAATTCAGCTTTTCATTAAATCTATTTGCATGATAAGTATTTATTCCCGAATCATACATTTCATTCTTCTCCCCCTTTTTCAAATTACTATCTCCAATCCAAATCCAAGTTAAATGTTTATTATGTTCTTTAATCATTTCCATCTGTCGCTGTCTCTTTTCCTTATATTTCTTTTCCTTAAGACTCTCCAGATGCGACGTGCTAATTCTTATATTTAACCCAATATCAATCCAACTACAAGTTCTACCTTGAAGCGAGTCAAGCTTATAAAATCCTTTGTCAACAATTTTTATTTTAGAAAGTATCACTTCTCCGAAAGTTCTTACACCCGAGTTGTTTTTGTAAGGGCTCTCAAAAGCTGAAGTATACGTGTTACATAATAATTCTTTGATTATCACCCAGGAAAAATATGATACTTCTTGTAAACAGATGATGTCGGCGTCATATTCCAATAGTTTTTTACAAATCTGACGGGTGCGCCATTCTAAATTGTCGATGTTAAAAAATATGTTCCAGCTTATTATTTGCATAATTAAAAAATAAAAGATTAAAATATATTTTTTCAAATTTTTTTTATAAATAAATGGAAGCTTACGATTATGATATTTATTTTAATATAGTAAAGAACATTATTCCCGAAATATTGCGCAATGCTAACAAAGAAGGTATACGATTCTTAGTTAAAGGTGGTAAAGCTGTCCAAGCATATACAACAGGTGCATATATTGAATCACCAGATTGGGATTGTGTCGTCAATGATCAAAAATTACACGAATACGTCAAAAAAGAATTGAAAAGATATTTACCAAAAGAATGGATATTTGAACAACCAGCACGTTTTGAAGGAAAGCCGCTTACCCAAATAGGATTGAATAAGCAATTATTATATTTAGATATTTTATTGGATAAGAATTATAACTTGAATAAAATGAAAGTCATAGAAGGAATACCTTATCTAGCATGTGCAAAATTAAAAGAAGATTTAAGATTAACGTTAAAAGATCGAAAAGAGAGACTAAATAAAGCAGAGGAAGATATTTTTAAAGACGAAGAAACTTTTTTAAATGAAAAAAGAAAAAAAGATGAAGGATATAAAGCTGAAATAGAAGAGTATATAATTAAAATAAAAAAAAAGCTCGATAAATACAAAATCGAAGAAAAAGATTTAGAATATATATTTGATAAGATTGAAGATATCCAAGATACTGTCAATCAAACTGCTTTTAGCTTTGAAGATATTAAAGTAATTACCAAGGGATTTGACGATTTTAATTTATTAAAAAAGAAAACTGATCTTACACAAATCCGTTACAAACTTTTGAGTAATATTAGAAGTACTGAATGTTAAATTTTTAAACTATTTATAAGTTTAAAAATAATATATTTATTTTAGTAAGCTATCGAAGCTCACTGGATTATACTCTATTGACTTTAGTATCTTGTTCGTGCTCCGATTGTATACTACATAATAAGATCCATCGGGGCTTAATCGATATGCTGGAGAATCATATCGCTCATCATTCTTGTACGACTCAACTGTCCGAATAGCTTCCTCCTCCGTCTTGCAAAGCTTACTCATATTTGATTTATGCACGAGATCGAATGCTGCATCTGCATCAACTCCAAATGCTGTATATGCCCCATAAACAACATAAAGAATATCACTAAGAGCATCAATTGTTTCGACGATATCCTTCTTTGAAATCGCATCCTTTAGCTCATCAACCTCCTCGTTTATAAGAGAAAGACGGTAGTTAACAAGCTTCGGGTCGGAGTCAAAGAGATTATGTTGAGGGGTAGTGTTCGTATTCACTCCAAAGGCACCATTGAATTCATTCGCTACTTTTTGAAAGTTTGTTAAGCTTGACATTTTTATTTTTTTATAATCTTATTATAAAAAATCAATTTTAAAATTTTTACAAAAATTCAAATCTGTACCCAACCTTTTTTATAAATTCAACTATCTCAGTATCATGATATCCTCCGAATACACATCGCATTATAATATCTTCAACTGTAATACGCTTATGTCCTTCAGATAAAATTTCCGCCGCTATATATTGTAGAACAGCCGAAATGTATACTGTTCTATATAAGTCATGGGTAACATTATTAATTTGTGAGAAAGGGAAAGGAAGTTCAGTTTGTTCATATTTTTCTTTATCAGAAATATCCCGCGTACTTATTTTTTCCAGATATTTTCTTGTTTCACCTTTGGAATGCTTTAACATTCCCGGACTTTTATCTTTCATAATATCAATAATTACCTTGTCCATATTATCCGGATAATTTTTATTTTTTATAAACTTATTGAATACAGTGTTCAAAATGTCATTCAATACTATAGCAGCATCAGATGATATTTGGAAATTTGCACACATTTTTTTTATTATTATTTTAATACCTGGAATAAAATTAATTCCGTCTTTAAATAGATTCATTTTGAATTTCTTTTTGTTTTTAATTCTCTCTTTAAATACCCGTATCTCATTTTTATCATCTGATTCTTGTTCAACCATTTTAAGTTCTTTTTCCCCCACGAATTGACGAATAAGATCCATTGTTCTATCGTCAACATGCGGAGTTCTGTCAAATATTAATTCATCAACATCAAATCGTCTTAATGATTTTTTTTTCGCATCTTTCTTTCTTTGAACTTCTATTTTCTTCTCGAACTCATTTTTCTTTGGGGACGCACTGAAGACGCTCCTCTTGGATGCACTTCTTATGGTATAGCTTGTTGTTGGTGAACTACTCTTTCTTGATCTCCTCCTATAGCTTCTCTTGGATGCACTTCTTCTTGATCTCCTCCTATAGCTTCTCTTGGATGCACTTCTTGTTGATCTGCTTCGCTTCGATGCATTTCTTCTTGATCTCCTTGTATAGCTTCTCTTTGATGCATTTCTTCTTGATCTCTTTGTATAGCTTCGCTTGGATCTACTTCTTCTTGTATAGCTTCTCTTTGACGCATTTCTTCTTGATCTCTTTGTATAGCTTCGCTTGGATCTACTTCTTCTTGTATAGCTTGTGGCCGCGCTCTTTCTTGATCTTCTTGTATAGCTTCGCTTGGATACACTTCTCTTTTTTCTTGATTTTGTCATTTTTATTTAAAGAGATTTTTTTTTATTAAAAATTGATTTTAAGTTTCTTTTCCTAAATAAAATTCAGCATGAGACCATTTTTATTTATCGCTTTTTTGATTAGTTGCGCGCTATCGATTGAAGACAAATATGATTTTATTCCTTTAAGTATCGATGAAGGGTATTTTATATCATACAAGACTGGGGAAAGAACTGATGTAAAGGTGTCTGATGTCGTAGAAGAATTTAACAAAAAATTTTTAAAATAAAATTTATAATAAATTTTTTAACCTATTTAGGTTATAAAATTACTTTCTAGCTCTTGACTTTCTTGATCTTGTAGCTCTTGACTTTCTTGATGTTGTAGCTCTTGATTTTCTTGATGTTGTAGCTCTTGATTTTCTTGATCTTGTAGCTCTTGACTTTCTTGATCTTGTAGCTCTTGACTTTCTTGATCTTGTAGC